CGCATTACATAAACCTGTAGAAAGAGGAATAAGACAATGAAAACCAAGAAAGGCGATATTGTGGTAGTTAATTCCATGGAAGAGGCTACGCTGTGGCTTGTGACAAAGGTCGATGGGTTCACGGTAAGTATCCGAGAGCTTCACCCTGAGATAATCTACAAGGAGCAAATTGTAGATGTTTCGATGCTGAAGAAGCCGACACGTAACCAGCTATACTGGCACATAATCCGCAACAGCAAGTAATCAACAACCAACTGGCCGAGCACCTGTCCGGAGAATTGGACAGGTGTTGTTTCTATAAACAATTGACACTCCGAGAGCAATTAAGAGTGGTTTCTAACTAAATCTTATATTATTGTTTACATACTGCTACATTGCAGTATTAATCAGCTAACTCAAGAAAGGAGTAAGTAATGGAAGAAAGTAATGACATATATTCTAATGATCGCCCTAGTGCTAGTGATCCTCTCGATCAACAGCCGTTTGAAGTAGCACATTGTGCTGACATCTCTGCTCGTGACGAAGCCATGCCGCTTCGTGATACACGAGAAATCCTAACTGACGAAATGCTTAATGTACCCGACAAGGGCATAGTCGCGCCTATCGTTGACTGGCAGTCGCGTATGATTACTCTGTTAGTTCAGGAGGTTAGCGTCTTACACGAGAAACTAAAGCTGGCAGACGAACGTCGTATGGGTACTTGGTTTCACATTGAACAGGGCATTGAAGGCACAATTGAAGCGGTTGTTGATGAAAAACTGCAAGACTTCAAAGACCATGTGTTTGACGACTACGTAGACGAGAAAATACTGCACTCTCTGCGCACACATGAAGAGGTTGTTGATGAAAAACTGGAAGACTTCAAACTCCATGTGTTTGACAACTTCGATATTGACGACTACTTCGACCTTAGTGACTACGGTTACGACATCGACGAGCGCATGAGAAACATCTTAACCGATGAGATTACGGAAATACTTCGCGACTCAACTCTTGAAATTAACGGTCGAATAATTGTATGAGGTGATGTATGAATCAGGTTACATTTAGAATAGATAGTGACAACAGTAGCGAATACTGCGATCGTTGCCAACAACTCGGTAACGAGACAGGTATAAAGATGCACCGCAGTCTGCCCACTCAAGTGTGGGCAGTTGAAGCATCGTTCAACGGTACTCTAGATGACAAAGAGTACGAAAACGATATTCGTTGGTTGAATATGTGCTCGGACTGTCTGTACGACGCAGACAAAGCTGAGCCAAACTCCAGCGAGGAAGTTACGGTGACCATGCCCGATGGTTCTCCGTTTAATACGAAAGGAATGTTCTTAATCCGCAATACACCTAAGAAAGAGGAGACAAAAAATGGGTCTTGATCAATACGGCTTTATCCGTCAAAAGAACGGTCAGCAAAAAAAGTTTCAATGGCGCAAACACTCTCGGTTGCAGGAGTTCATGCAAAAGCTCTGGCATGAAAAGGGCAATAGCAATGAGTTTAACTGCGAGGAAATGCCCTTAACCGAGGGAAACCTACAGTTGCTCAAGCAACAGATAGAGTCTGGCTTTGATGACAACTTTTGTGCTGGAGGCTTTTTCTGGGGGCATCAGTTCCAAGAGGATGCCGTCAAACAATACCAAGAAGAAGACACCCAGTTTGTCAACGAAGCACTTGATGCTGTGCGCAAGGGAGGCGAGGTTGTATATCGCTGCTGGTACTGACCATGGAAGATTGTGTACTCTGTAAAAAGCCGTTGGCCGAAGGAGCCAATGCGACAAACAAAGCTATCGGTTGGTTAGATGGCAACGATCCTTGGCCGCTCAGTCAGACAGGCAGGGCTTGCGATAAATGCAACGACAGCCGTGTGATCACAGCGAGAATTGCTGGGCTACGTCCAAAGGAGGCATAATGCGCAAAGTATCAGTAACTTTAGAAGAGTTAGGTCCCTGCAAGAGTGGATCTGGCAGTAAAAAATATCAAAAGTTCCTTGATCTAAGCACAGGCAAAGAAGCTCTGGTATTCAGCAATCGGGTGGAAGGTAAGCGATTCTGTAACCTTATCGGCCAATATCTGCGTAGGCATCCGGATCTTCCATTCAAACCTGTGACTCGCACTCGAGACGGTAAGTTCTACATCTTCAAGATGAAAAAGGAATGACCAAGTACGAAACTGTAACCAAGCTCAATGCACTCATGGATCTTACCAAGCGTGAGATCAAAGCCGTGAGTGCATTGTCTTTACGAGAGCTTCGTTTTACTGAAGAAGCCAAGTATGATACTTTTACGGACTTGATTGATGTGATTTGTCATAACAATCCCAAAGCCATTCAATCTTTTGACCAGTATGTCAACGGCAAAGCACGAGAGGTTGCCCAATTAGAAGCGAGGACAAAGCGCAATGTTTGAAGTCAAATACAGTGACAAGCAAGTGTACGAGGTAGCCAAGGATAAAGCCGATGGGATGTCCATGGAGGATATCTGCAAGAAGCACAACCTCACCGAAAATCAGGTGGACTATATAATCTACCAGCGATTGAAGAAAGAAAATGAGGAACGCGGCCTAGAGCCTGACGCAGTTGTGACTGTAGTCGACTCCTCGCCCGAAAACATATCCGTCTCCGCAACTATCACCGTAGGTAGCGTCACCGCCACAGGACAAACAGAAAAACAACCCGAGGTTCCCGCCCCTCCTCCCAGTTTGTTTAAGAAGCTGTTTGGCTGGCTACTCGGCAAGTAAATATGACCCCCTGTCGACGCGCTCAGACAACAATCGCACAGGGGGCATACCCACTACACCACCCACCAACTCCCAACTCCATAGACACTCGGAACACGCATCATGGTTTCTGATCCCCTAAAGCAAAAACAAGAAGTCCGCGAACGGTTAGCAGATGAGATAAAGCAGTATCTCAAAAACGGTGGCAAAATTCACAAAGTACCTTCCGGCGTCTCCGCAAAAGAAGAATCAATACTCATCGATTGGACTCGCAGGTCGAAAGATAGATTCGCAAAATAGGACTTTGCTATATAGGGGTAAAATGCGGATAGGATAAAAAACCATTTTTAACTTTCTTAAATATACGATATCACACTATATCCGTACTTTCAAGGAGTTAGGTTAAAAAAGATTCAATAATTCCAATATCTTGATCTGTTTATTCATGACTTTCTCGGTACGCGCGACCTCGGATAGTCTAAAAATAGAATTTTAACTTTTTTGGAAATCGACCTATTATGCAAAGTCTGGGACAACCTGTAAGGATTTAGAAATGGCTCTGGCAAAAGCAACTCACAAGCAGTCTTTGGATGTTGTGGCAAACCCACGGACAGAGAAGAATATCACCCCAATGCAGGAGGAGTTCTGCAAGATATTTGTATGCGAAGAAGTGAGCCAGACTGAAGCCGCCATTCGCGCTGGATACTCCAAGAAATCTGCCCATGCTTCTGCCTCACAGTTACTCAATGGCAGGGATTATCCCCATGTAGTAGAGAGAATCCGTGAACTGAAGCAAGAACTGGCTAGAAAATATGAGGTCAGCTTTGAGGGTCATGTGAAAAAACTGGCAGAGATCAGGGATGCCGCCCTGACAGGAGGAAACTTTGCGGCCGCAGTCGCGGCAGAAAAATCCAGAGGCCAAGCCGCTGGGATCTATATAGATCGTAAAGAAATACTTCACGGACGGATTGATCAGATGAGTAAAGAAGAGGTCATGAAAGAAATCCAAAAACTCCAAGAAGATTTCCCCGCTCTTGCCGCGATTACATCTGGCAATCTAGTCATCGAAGGCGAAGTGACAAAAGAAGAGTAAAAGAGCCTTGCTCCTCTAAAGCTCTTAAAACATACTGTATATGTACCCAGCAGGGTGCATCTTCAACAACTCATAGAAAGGAGTTTTGTTATGGACATACATTGTCGTTTCTGCGGCGAACCTTGGGATCATGATTGCCTGCACGAATTTGGTGATTATGAGAAACGAGGCAAGCTGTTTGCTCAGTTCGGTTGCCCCGCTCTAGAGGACGAGGCAATCCCTACCGATAAATGCTCTAATGGTGTGGTTGATGAGAGAGCCGTTGCTTATGCGATAGCGGCACAACTCTTTTCTGACTATCCCGAGGACTGGGTGGAGTTATGAACTCCACCTTCTTTTGGAATGAACGACCAACGGAGGCGAATGAGAACGTGTTAGGATTTCAACCGCTAATCATCCCGCTGAGTTCAGAAAACTCTGAACGCGAAAACGATCCATGGATGCGTCTGATCATGGATTACAGTACCGACCTAGAACGCTACTCTATCTACGAAGAAGTTGATTGGGACACAGGTGAAACTGAGAGGTTCAACCTGCGAGTGTTCTCTGGTTTTGACAATGCGTACGAAGAACTCAAGGAACGATGCAAGACATACTGCGTCAACCTTGAAGAATCCCTTAATGAAGAGGAGGTTTCCCATGTCCTTAAAGACATATGAGTGGACAAAGCGGTTAGGTCAACAGCACCTATCAATGAACGATTCTAGCACGACGCTTTGCGGTATGCCGATGCTCGGTAACAATTATGCGACTGTGTTGGATGATGACGAAAAAACTCCATGCGACCAGTGTTACGAAATTTTGGAAGGGATAGCCTCACATGGCGAAGCCTGAGTCACAACTCTGGTCTAAACTCAAAGAGGGGACGCTCGGTCTCGGGGTGTTTTGGACACGCCTCGAGACTTGGGCAACTCCAGGAATCCCAGACCTGCATGGCATCAAAGGTGGTGTCTCGTTTTGGCTTGAGTTGAAGGTCTCTAAATTAAAGATCCTTAACAAGGTCGACCTGAGACCTCACCAGATAGCGTGGCAAACACGATATTCTTCGGTCGGAGGATCCGTCTGGAACTTGGTTAGCCACCCCTCCTCCCGATCCCTCAAATTATTTCGGGGAGAAAGAGCCATGGAGCTTGGGGAGGGAACCAAGACGCGTGAGCCATTGACCCCGGATTGGGAGACGGGAGTCCCTTACGATTGGGAGGGTCTTGTCTTCTTTCTTCTTACCCATTCCCAGAGGAAGAAAGACGATGAGCCGTGATGCGTGAGCCATGACGGGGAAATCCTCTTCTATCATCCTCTGTCCATGAATCATGAACCATGGATCATTATCAATCTTCCTCCCTTTCCCATTCCAGAGGAGATCAGATGATTGACGATGATTGATGATTCAGGGAGCATGGACGATGATTGATGATGAGGCGGTTCTTGACCGATTAAGAAAGACGCAAAAAGACTGGCAATGAATAATAATGACTGTATAATGAACAGTGTAAGGCAATAGTGCTTTACGAGTTCTTTATCAATTATTTCTCGTAGAAAGGAGATTTATCATGGCAACAGCCAAGACTAAGAAAGTCGCGCAGACTCAAACTGCCACCGTTAAGTCAGCTGAACTCGTAGTATCTGACACAGAGATCACCTACGGTCAGATCTGGCAATTTGTCCAAGAACACGCTGGCGGTAATGAGGCGAACGTGAAAATCGTGCCTCTTGAAAATTGCGACATGGATAGTGCATCTCCAGTCCCGTTCGGTTATGGCGGTCGCGCTGGCGGTGTTCGTCAAACCATCCAAGACTGGATGCTGAGGGGAGTCGACGGTGATACCTCGCTCAAGGCCGTTCTCAACAAGGCCGCTCCGCTTGGTCACTCTCGCAAGAAGCCAGTCTGCCTCCACGCGCTCATGCACGGAGGTTACAGTCCTTCCTCAAAATACTGGATGACACCGTTCGTCAAGTTAGTTGTCCAAGGTTAGTTAGTGTCTGGGGAGCTTCGGCTCCCCTTTCCCTTTCCCATTCCAGAAAGGAAGATTGATGAAGATTGATGACTCAATGATTATGTATATATACATAATCATTATCAATCATCCTCAAAACTCTATTCCCCTACGATTATCTAAGACGGACAAACTGTTGTTTCATAAAAAGTCTAACGGCATACTGGCTTTGCAGTACCCAGTAAAAATCTTAAAACTCGTAGAAAGGAGATGATAATGCTAAATTTACCAGAAATCAACGAGCTCGGTTTGCGCAAATGGTTAGCAGATTATTATGAGGGCGGTGATTACGATCCTGATTCTAAGTTTTACATCACAACCCCGATCTGGTCTTTGTTACAGCCATACTTTTTTGATGACCAAAACTGGTACTGGTTAGACCTTGAGGAAGCGGCTTGTGGTGATTCCCCAGAAAAGTTTGACACGGCTCGTATTCTTTTTGGTAATCTTAGTTATAAGTTTGAGGAAGTCAGTGAGTTCAAAAGCACAGAGTTTGACATCTATCATACCTTGTCCCACTACAAAAATTCTAAGATTGAGGTCCTACAGCTTGCGTACAATGGGTGCAGTAGTCACGGACCTCTAGTTATGTATTTTATCAGGGAGGTCTAATAACTAAGGGGGCTTGTCCCCCTTTCTCCCTTTCTCCCTTTCTCCCTTTCCCATTCCTGAGAAACGAAGATTATTGATGACACACAGACTGAGAGGTATCTGTTAATCATTATCTGTTAATTATTATCTATCTTCCTCAACGCACGAACGAGTATATAAGACTGGTTCATAAAATATCTATTGCTATACTACGCTTGCAACATTACATAAACCTGTAGAAAGAGGATTGACTTATGTTCATCACAAAGAAATCAGAACTCACTGGCAATACCAACACTATTGACATACCAGTAACCGAAGAGCAGATTCACGCTTGGATGACAGGCACGTTCATTCAAGACGCCATGCCTCATATTAGCGCGGACCACCGCGAGTTCCTCATGACAGGCATTACGCCTGACGAGTGGGAGCGGTACTTTGGCAAGGACGAGTAAGGGGGCAGTCATGCGATTTATACAATCTTTAGGTGCTATCTGTTTCCTAGTAGGCTTTATCGGCCTACTAGGATTGGCAGGTAACGAAGAGCTTGATATATTCCTTATCCTATTGTTCTCCGTTCCGTTCTTGATTGTTATGTGTCTCGGGGGTGTGCTGGCGTCATGGCATTCCCGATGATCCTTCTTCTTCTTTTCTCATTGGCTATGGTCAGCCAGCACATTCTGCGCTGACCATTCCCTTTCCCATTCCCATTCGAGCAAGATCAATATGATATGTGTAGGAGGACACATATCATATGTGCATATGTCCTCAAAAGTCCTCAAAAATCTTTAAAAATAATTGTTGCTTAATGTTCACTATTGTGGCCTAATAACACTGTGCTATGGCACATACCACTAACTAACTATAGGTACTTAAAAATGGGTAATACAAAAACAGCTAAAAACGCAACTGCTACTGCAACTGTAAATAATGCACCAGCTTTTACTGGTGGCGCGGATTGCACTTATGCCGCAATGTGGTCATGGGTAAATACACATGCAGCAGGTAACTTGCATAATGTTGCAGTTGTTCCTCTGTCCAATGTTCAGGCTGGTACGGCACAGCCAGTGCCGTTTGGTTACAATGGCAAAGCAGGTGGGGTGCGCCAAACTATACAGGACTGGATATTGCAAGGCGTGGATGGCAATACCAGCTTGCAAGCCATACTAGCGGCCGCAAAGCCACTCGGCCACTCCAGCAAAAAACCAGTCTGCCTTATGGCAATGTTGCAAGGCGGGTACAGCACCAGCAGTGCAACATGGGGTACGCCATACGTCAAGTTGGTAGTACAACCGCAACCAACAAAGTAAACCAACCAGTACAAAATGCCCACCAACTCGGTGGGCATTTTTTTGCGCCATAAAAAACCGTTTGGTACAAAACCCCAAGCCACCCCCCGCCCCCCGCACCCCCCCTGAGAGACACACTCTTATGGTTAGGGCTAGGCCTAACCATGTTTTCCGCGATTCTTCGATAGTCGAAACATTATTCGTGGTTAGTGAACTTTACTCGACGTAAAGCCGACCCACCACCCCCCTTATTGTGTATATTGAGCGTAGGTTCATTGCCCCCGAAAAATTTTCGATATATCTTGTAACTTTTCCCATGTTCGCTCGGTGTTGAATATATGAGTTTGGAGTCACTGCCCGAAGACCAGTTGCGTAAGTTTGCCAAGTTGGTGGAGCGAGCGAAGAAGATAGAGAAGGCAGAGGAAGCCCGCGAGCATTATATGGACTTTGTTCATGCGGTTTGGCCTGAGTTCATAAACGGACGCCACCATAAGATAATGTCTGAGAAGTTTGACAGAGTTGCTCGTGGAGAGTGCAAGCGGTTGATTGTGAATATGCCGCCGCGACATACGAAGAGTGAGTTTGCGAGTTACTTATTCCCAGCGTGGTTGATGGGACGTAATCCAAAGTTGAAGATTATGCAGACGACGCACACAGCGGAACTGGCTTTTAGATTTGGCCGTAAGGTGCGTAACTTGATGAACAGTGAGGATTATAGGCAGATTTTTGAAAATGTAGAGTTGCGAGCGGATAGTCAGGCCGCAGGTCGATGGGAGACGAGTGCTGGAGGAGAATATTTTGCGGCTGGTGTAGGTGGTGCGGTGACGGGACGTGGTGCGGATTTGCTCATAATCGATGACCCGCATTCAGAGCAGGATGCTTTGAGTCCCACGGCCCTTGAACACGCTTATGAGTGGTACACGTCTGGGCCGCGTCAGCGTTTACAGCCCGGAGGGACAATCGTAATAGTGATGACCCGATGGGCCGAGAACGACCTAACAGGAAAGTTGTTGCGCCAGCAAGCTAAGGATGTGCTGGCTGATGAGTGGGAGATAGTTGAGTTCCCAGCATTGATGCCCGATACGGATGAACCCCTATGGCCTGAGTTTTGGAACAAGAAGGATTTGTTGGCGGTAAAGGGTAGTTTGACCGTAGGTAAGTGGGAGGCGCAGTGGCAACAGAACCCCACGAGTGATGTTTCTGCTATATTGAAACGCGAATGGTGGAAGACTTGGGAAAAAGATAGCCCCCCAACCCTGAGTTATGTGTTGCAGTCTTACGATACCGCTTTTAGTAAGCAGACCAATGCGGACTATAGTGCTATAACCACATGGGGTGTGTTTTACCCAGAGGAGGGTGGACCACCTAACATTATTCTAATGGACGCGAAGCGTGGACGATGGGACTTTCCAGAGTTGAGGCGTATTGCGTTGGATGAGTACAAGTATTGGGATCCGGAGTGTGTCTTGATCGAGGCGAAGGCTAGTGGTATGCCATTGACCCAAGAGCTACGGAACATGGGCATTCCGGTGAGCAATTACAGTCCTAGCCGAGGAAATGACAAATTTACCCGAGTGAATAGCATTGCCCCCATCTTCGAAAGTGGTTTAGTATGGTGTCCTGAGACTCGTTGGGCTGAAGAGGTGGTGGAAGAATGTGCCGCATTCCCTGCTGGAGAGCATGACGATTACGTCGATACAGTTACGCAAGCCTTGCGGAGATTCAGGGAGGGCGGTTTTGTACGCCACCCTGAAGATTATGAAGAAGAACCTTCAGCCCCTAGAAAAAGGATCTATTACTAATGGCTATTAATGAACGCCCAAGTAATGTAGACAGGAGTTTACTCCAAGCTCCTAACGAGACATTCCCCCGAATAGATGAAGAAAAGCCAGAGGAACTGGTCGACGTTGAGGTAATTACCGACGAAGATGGTGGTGCAACGGTTGAGTTTGGTCAAGAAGACAATTATGGCATGGAGCCAGATGATTTTTACGGCAACTTAGCCGAACTGGTCAGCGATGATACGTTGGCTGGAGTCAGCACTTACGTTATGTCTTCTGTTGAGGACGACAAACATAGCCGTGATGAGTGGGCAGATGCCTATACAAACGGTTTGAAATTACTTGGCCTCCAGTATGATGAGCGCACCGAGCCGTTTAGAGGTGCAACAGGGGTAATTCACCCAATATTGAACGAGGCAGTAACCCAATTCCAAGCTGGAGCATACAAAGAGATGCTTCCTAGCACTGGTCCTGTCAAAGCAAGCATAGTTGGATTACCTAGTCCAGCGGTTGAAGCACAAGCTCGCAGAGTCCAAGACTACATGAATTACCAAATCATGTATGAGATGGAAGAATATGAGCCAGAATTTGACCAAATGCTTTACTTTTTAGGTTTAGCTGGCAGTGCCTTCAAAAAGATTTACCGAGATGACGCCCTCGGACGGCCTGTCAGCCGTTTTATTCCAAGTGAGGATGTAATTGTACCGTATTCAGCCACGGATATGGAGACAGCCGAGCGGATTACGCACGTTTTTAAGCTAACAGAGAATGAATTCAGAAAGATGCAGGTTGCTGGCGTCTATGCTGATGTGCAAGTTAGGGCTGGTGCGCAGGATACGGATGAAATAACAGAGCAATATGACCGTTTAGAGGGCATCCAGCCCAATAGTAAGAACGATTCGCTTACTTTTTACGAGTGCCATTGCTATTTGGACCTTCCTGAGTACCCAGATTTGATGGAAGATGGCGAAGAGTCGGGTATAAAACTGCCGTATATTGTTACTTTGTGCAAAGACACCAGTGATGTGCTGTCCATACGCAGAAATTATCGCCAAGATGATCCCAATAAGAACAAAATACAGCATTTTGTACAGTATAAGTTCACTCCAGGACTCGGTTTCTACGGTTTTGGCTTGATTCACCTGCTTGGCAACCTTTCTCGCACTGCTACTAGCACTTTGCGCCAGTTAATCGACAGCGGAACTTTGAGCAATATGCCAAGTGGCTTTAAGGCTCGTGGTTTACGGATTGCAGATGATGATAACCCCTTACAGCCTGGAGAATTTAGAGATGTTGACGTTCCAGGAGGTGATTTAAGGGCAAGTATTATCCCATTACCCTACAAAGAACCGAGTAATACGCTTTTCCAGCTGATGGGTTTTGTTGTTGAGTCTGCCCAGCGGTTTATTGGCAATACAGATGTAGGTATAGCGGATGGCAATAAGGAAATGCCAGTAGGCACGACCATTGCTTTGTTAGAGCGTGGCGCAAGAATCATCAGCGCGGTGCATAAACGTCTCCATGCCAGTATGAAGCAAGAGTTAAAGATGCTTGGGCGGTTGTTTGCGGAAGATCCCCAGCCTTACCCCTATGAGGTAGGCGTAGATGCGATGATCAAGTCGCAGGACTTTGATGCTCGGGTAGATATTTTACCAGTAAGTGATCCCAA